CAATTACAAGTGCGTGATTACCGATCACGAACAGAAGCCTACGAAGGCGCAGACTGGATCATATCTTCAGTTGAAGATCGAAGTGATTGAGGGCCACTACACTGGCCGTGTGGTGTTCGACAGATTGAACCTTGAGAACCCAAACGCTACCGCAGTAGAAATCGCAACTCGCACTTTGAAGTCGATTGGCGAGGCCTTGCAGGTTCCTCTGCATAATTCGGAGGAATTGCTGGACAAGCCACTGATGGTGAAGCTGGCGGTACGCCCAGCGGCTAATGGCTATGAAGCCAGTAATGACGTTAAGGGCTACTCAAGTGCTGGTGCTAACGCAGGCTATACCCAAGCGGCTCCAGCGGCTGCACCACAGGCGGCGGCTGCTCCACCTTGGAAGAGATAATCTATTTTGCAATGGGGTGGCTTTTGCTGCCCCATTTTACAAATGGAGAGGATCGGAAATGAAACATAAAAAAGTTACGAAACTCTGGTTGGGTAAGTTTGTCTCTGTCAGAGATTATGAACTTAAAAATGCAATTAGCGAGGGTGGATTGATTATTGAGCATGAAGGGGAGCATATGCGTATGTCTGTTGAAGATTTAAAACAAATTGTTCCATCAGGAAAATTTCATAAAGCCAAGTTTGCTGAGTTCGTTCGGAGCTATCAACTTTGTGATATTACGTGGAAGCCTAGCGATATTGATCAGGGGGAGCTGTTTTAAATGAACCTTGAGAAATACATGCAACCCACGACAGTTCAGAAGATTTACGAACACTATGAGGCCAGCCGCGAGAACGGACACAGGCCGCATTTGGGAGGGTCACAGATAGGCAACCCGTGTTCTAGGGCATTGTGGTATCAGTTTCGACACGCAAGCTCACAGAGCTTTGAGGGGCGTATGCTGCGCCTGTTTGAAACGGGTGACCGCGAGGAGGAGCGGATCGTGGCAAACTTGAGGGCGATTGGGGTCGAGGTGTGGGAGGTCGATCCAGAAACGGGCCGACAGATTAATTACACGGCCTGCGGCGGTCACTTTGGATTGAGCTTGGACGGCATTGGAATTGGGTTTCCTGAGAGCAAAGAGCCACATACGCTGGAATTTAAAACGATGAACGACAAGAGCTTTGCTCAGACCAAGATGAAGGGCGTCAGGATCAGTAAGCCTGTCTATTGGGCGCAGTGTCAGGTGGGAATGCATTTGTCTGACATTGATCGTTGCTATTTTTTCGCCGTAAATAAAAATAACGATGAGATTTACGCAGAGCGAATTAAGCGGGATCGGGCAGAGGGTGAGATGTTGATCAGCAAGGCCAGCAATATCATTTTCGATGAAAAGCCACCGTCAAAAATCAGCCATGACCCGTCCAAGTTTGCCTGTCGGTTTTGCAATTATATTCCAATTTGCCACGGCGGTGAACTGCCAGAGGTTAATGATCGAACAGACGCCCACAGCACCCCAGAGCGGGACGGCACTTGGAGCCGCAAAGAGGGCGCGGGGGGCCACCTGTTCAATCCTTTCATGGTGCCTGACGATTGGGAGATCATAGACGCTGGCGATGATTTCGTGGAGTATCAGACGCCACATGGCGTCATTCGTAATCAGGACAACAGCGAAGAATTGAGAGAAAGGTTTGCGTGATGGAAAACTGGTGGGAAGATTTAGAATTGATGCGGCGTTTGTTTCGATATGATCCAGAGACTGGACTGATTTACGCACAGGATCGATCAAAGGAAGATTTTTATGACACTGGCGAGGGCAGTTCGTTTGTTAGTGCTGCGGGTGCTGCGGCCAAGTACAACAAAGAGCGCAGTGGTAAGATAACTATGAACCGTAGAGTGAAGACCGAAAGATCAACGTGCTATTATTTATGCGGTGGAATTTCTTATCGCGGCCATGACAAAAAAATGCTGGCGCATCGCGTGGCTTTCTTTTTGCATCACGGTCATTATCCCCAATGGCCTAATTCTGTGGATCACATTAACAGGGACGGCTGCGATAACAGGATCGTAAATTTGCGGGAGGTAACGGCGCGAGAGCAGTCGGCTAATACTGGATTGAGCAAGTCCAACACGTCAGGCGTCAAGGGCGTCAGCTTTTTAAAAGACAAGGGCAAGTGGAGGGCATCGATGAATATTGATGGAAAGAAAACCAATCTTGGTACGTTTTTAACAATGAACGAGGCAGTAGCTGCACGGCTACAAGCGGAAAAAAGAGTTCTGTCCCATGACCTTTGAATTACGTGATTATCAGAAAGAAGCTGTCGATGGCTTATACAACTATTGGGCAGGCAAGGCTGGCGATAATCCACTTATAGTTGCGCCCACTGGATCAGGCAAGACGGCCATCATCGCGCAGATCGTGAAAGACGCTATGTCATTTCCCGACACTAGGGTGATGATTGTCACTCATGTGAAAGAGCTTTTGGAGCAAGGGGCCAATGGCCTGCTGAAAATGTACCCAGAGGCTGATTACGGCGTCTACAGTGCTGGGCTGAAGCAGAAGGTCTTAGACAGGCCGATCACCTTTGCAGGCATCCAGTCGGTCTGGGAGAAGGCGTATGACATCGTGCCTGCGCCAGACCTTATTCTGATCGATGAGGCGCACATGCTGCCCAAGAATACTGAGACGCGATACAATCGCTTTATTGCCGATCTGAAAGTTTGCAACCCTGACATAAAAGTGGTGGGCCTGACAGCCACGCCCTATCGATTGGACTCAGGCTTCTTGCACAAAGGTGCAGGTGCTTTGTTTGATGGCATAGCTTATGACATCCCTGTGTCTATGCTGATGGAGCAGGGCTACCTGTCGCCTGTCATATCCAAGGGCGGTCTGAACCAGATTGACCTGACCAACGTCAAAAAGCGTGGCGGTGAGTTTATTGAGAGCGACCTCGCAACGGCTGCGTCTGATCCCGAACTGGTGAGAAAGACGGTTGCTGAGATTGTGGAACTAAGCGCGGATCGCAAAAGCTGGCTGGTGTTTAGCTCTGGCGTCAATCATGCGTATATGCTGAAGGATGAATTTGAGGCGCACGACATTGATGTCGGTGTGGTGACGGGTAGTGACAGCAGCGCCGTGCGAGAGAAAACCATTGCCGATTTCAAGAACGGTGAACTTAAATGCCTGATTAACGTAAATGTGCTAACCACTGGATTTGATCACCCTGCCGTTGACAGCGTTAGTTTGTGTAGAGCAACCGCAAGTTGTGGCCTCTATATCCAGATGATTGGGAGGGGTACGAGGGTAGCCGAAGGAAAGAAGGATTGTCTGGTCTGTGATTTCGGAGCCAATGTTGAGCGGCACGGATTTATTGATAGGGTAAAACCCAAGGATAAAAGCGCGGGGGCAGGCGAGGGTACGGCACCCGTAAAGCAGTGCGAGGCTTGCCAGACCATGTGCCACTCTGCCTGCCTACAATGCCCAGAATGCGGGTTTCAATTCCCGCCACCCACTTTGAACCACAATTCAAACAGCTATTCTGGGGCCATGCTATCCAGTCAAGTGCAGGCAGAATGGGTGGACGTGGACAGTGTGATTTACAAAAGGCACAAAAAAGAGGGCAAGCCTGATTCGATAAAGGTCACGTATTACGCTGGGCTGCTGTCGGTAAACGAATGGCTATGCCCAGATCATGGTGGCTATGCCGCCAGTAAGTATCAAGCGCGGCGGTCAATGCTGGCGTCTGGTGCTGACACGACAGACGAGGCGATGAATGAGTGCCAGTGGTGGAATTGGCCTAGCAGAATAAAGATAAAGCCAAGCACCTACGATACAAAGTATCACGAAGTTGTTCAGTTCGATTACACAAAGGTGGAGAGAAAACATGAGACGCAAGAAGGCCCGTTCGCAGACTTTAGTCTTGAAGACATCCCATTCTGAACACAGTGAACAGGTGGGATTTGTTAATTGGTTTCGGGCGAAGTATCCAAAAGTTTTAATCTTTGCGATCCCCAACGGGGAGAAGAGATCGATTAGCGTGGCGACACGGCTGAAGGCAGAGGGGGTAACGCGGGGAATACCCGATCTTTATATCCCCTCCTGCAATTTGTGGGTCGAAATGAAGCGGGTCACGGGTGGGAGACTTTCCCCCGATCAGAAAAAAATCATTAGTTATTTAGAATCGGTGGGGCATACTGTGATTGTGGGCAAGGGCGCAGGCGATGCGTCGAAGCAAGTGCTGGAGTTTTTGGAAAAATGACCATTGAAGTCGCCCCTGCCAGTTCGTCTGATTTGACTTATATTGACAGTTTGCAAAAGAAGAATGCTGAAGAATTAGCATTTTATCCACAGCAAGTTTTTGAGCGTGAGGTCGAAAATCACAGAATATTATTGGCACGGGTAAACAATGATCCAGCAGGATATATTTATCATGGATCATTTGGTGATACCTTGAAAATACATCAAGCGTGTATTCAGTACGATTTGCGCGGTCAACTTTATGGTGCGGAGCTTGTTCGTTTTTTAACTGAGATGGCAAGAGGCATGGCAAGCAATGCAATTTCGTTGCGCTGCGGATCGGACATAGAAGCAAATGGTTTTTGGAGGTCAATGGGGTTTGAGTGTGAGCGCGTCACTCAAGGTGGGATACGGCGCAGGCGAGATATAAATCATTGGTTTTTACAGCTACAACCTACGCTATTTCCAATGATAATTACTGAACCGTCAAAAAAGAAAAAAGACGCATCTGTGTGGGCGAAGGGCAGAAAAAAAGGATTTTCTCAAAACAGTTTTCGCCGTGGAAAATCAACAGTAGATTATCGCAAGTCAATTGAAGCGGCTGTAAAGGAATAATCACATGGCTAAATGGAGCTTAAAGGACATGATAAATCGGGAGGAATATGAGCGTGTTTGCGAAGAGAACAGGGAGTTAAAAAAGTTACTGCTGGAGAAACATTACGATGATCGGCGCAAATCAAATTTTGCTGATTATTTAGAAAGAAATCTAAAACAACGGGAGAAGAAAATGAAAAGTTTAACACCAGCGCAGGATTCTGAACTGAAATTTTTGCGAGGAATAGTTGATCGATGCCAAGAAGCGGCGTATAAATCTGAACCGCTTCCTAATGCAAAGCAGAATTTATGGGCGGCACAGGAGGAGCTTGACCGCTACGTCAGAAGCCTTCGCAAAGAAGATTACCACATCTAGGGAGAAAAAGATGACAGAAGATAAGCTAGGCCAGAAAATGTTGGAGTTTGAGCGCAGCCAGACAAAAATCATTAGAACCACTGGGAATGAGCTTCTGATAGGCAAGCCACTGCGACCCACTTTGCCGTGCGATATGGAAGAGCCAAAGCCCAGCCGCACAGATACTGGCGCGTTTACCCCGATTTTGAGGGCGCTAGAAAAACACGGGCCAATGACCAGTCGAGACTTGGCGCGGCTGCTGAAGAAAAACTCACAAAATATTTGTGGCACAGTTCGCCACGCCGTGACGGCTGGACTGGTTGATCAGACGCCTCACTCGATTTTGCGAGAGGAAGACAATAAAACAAACGGCCACATGGATTGCTGGCTGTATCACATCGCGGCATAAAAATCATCGGGGGAAAGTCGCCCATTTTGGCTTCCCCCCATTTCCCCCTATATATTCCCCCTGTATATTAATTAAATATATTTAATTTGTATTCTGCTATTGTATCTCCGATCAGAATGCCTATATGTATTGTGTAAGATCAAAAACTCAAAAAATGGAGAGACCCAATGTTCAAGAAATTCGCAATCAAAGTTACTAGCAGATTTATCGCCGCGCCAGAAGCCAATACACAAGAAGAATATGTTATTGAGTATAAGGCAGAGCGTGACTTTCTTCGCCGTTCAAACAGCCCACGGGCCACTTGGAGTACCGCTGCTGAAGCTGAAGCGGTAATCGAAGAGCTTCCAGTACGCCGTGCTGGTGCTTTCCCACAAAAACATTCTTACGAGATCGAAGAGATCAATTACACTCACGCCAATCAGAACGGCTATAGCGATACAACACCATTTGAGATCGTGCGTGTTGTCTCCAACAAAACAATCGAATTGCGCTCCATGAGCGCAGAGCGGCACCCCGACTGGAAGCCTGAGTTTGTCTCAGGTGGCTTCGCTGGTCATTGCACCAACAATGGCGATCAGCGCAACGCTTGGGTCATTAAGTCAGACCCAGAGGGCTACACAGTTCGCGCTCGTCTCCAGAAGGACGGTTCGTGGAAAAGCAGCCACGGGCGTCACAGCCTGCACACTGCCGCTATTAAAAAATACGACTACAACTTTTAATCCAACGGGGGGCTTCGGCCCCTCATCCAACTATCCAACCAAGGAGAGATCAAATGACATACGATCTAAACACACAGCGCCCGTTCATTTCAGCTTTGGTTGAGAATGCGCTAGACGGCCTCGACGGTACTAAATTTGCGCTGACAAAAAGTCAGAAGGCCAAGGCGCTAAAAGTGCTGGTTGTTAAAAAGCCAAACAGTGGCAGAAACAATTGCTCATATGCTTGTCACAGTTCAATTGTGATTAACTTGTCATATTGGCAGATCAAAAACATCGTGAGCGGCAAATATGAAAATGGACATAAATGTTTTGAGGATAAAGTTCTGGACGGCCACGTCTATTATAACGAATACAAATCATTTGACTCCAACGCCAAATGCGGTGGCACGTTTATCAAAACAGGCGATGTCGATCACGGCAACCTGATCCAAGTTTTGCATGAAGTCGCTCACTATGTGCAGTTTACATTATATTGCGCGGATCGGAGCATCGGGCGCTACCTGCGTAAGCCGCATGGCGATGGTTTCATCCACATCTATTCGCGTTTGCGCGAGGCGTTCTGTAACGACCCAGCCACCCGCGCAGCGTTTATTCAGCGGTGCCACGAACAAGCATTTAATGACGTGTGGTTTGCCCTTGAGGCAGCTTAATCAACAGGGGGCCATCGCGCCCCCACCAATCAAGGAGAGAAAAATGGCACGTAGCTTTAAAATATTTGGAATTAAAGATGGTGGCTCAGAGGAGTGGGTCGATACTGTAAGCAGCCCAAAAGCGGGAAAGGCGGCACATGAGGCAATGAAGACGCAAGGCTACTTTGATTACATCCGTTGCCGCGATTGCTTGGGCGGTTTGCGCTTTGAATACAATTTGAAAACTGGAAGGAAGACAGCATGACTATCCCCTGCCCAGAGTGCGACCACACCGATTATCACGGCAAGGTCGAAAAGGAAGTCCACCAGCGTTTCGGTGGCACACTGGAGCCTGTTGGAGAATGGGTCGATTGCGATTACTGTGATGGCAGTGGCGAAATTGAGGAGGAAGACGATGGGTGAATACGAGTGCATTGACTGCAACGCAGTCTTTCATCTGGAGGAGCCGCCGTTTGACGGCTCTTCGCTGTGCGACGATTGCCGCACGGTGATTAAGTTTCCATCTCTGTCCGATCTGGATCGACAGTTTGAAGAGCTTGAAAGGCAGAGTGAATTAATCAGGGAGCAGGCCAAGCAAATCAGAAAAATCAGAAGCCGTCCCTTAACCCATCCAGAATCTCACTGAGAGTGGGCCTTTTGTCTTTCTTTTCATAGACGCACTGAAAAACACGGGGGCATTCGGAGAAGGACAGCGTTGGATAGTGATACCCAAG